TTCCAGCGCTCGTGTGTGGAAATCCAGTGCCGGCCGTATCGATGATCCCACACGTCACGATATGCTGCTGCGCCGAATTGACAGTGCCTACATGCGTCACGTTCTGTATTTGTACGAGCCCACCGGCGTTGGCGCACGCGGTCGCCAACGTATAGGTTTGCCCGTTCCAATGGAAGGTAAAGAAATTTGGTTGCCCGTTGCCGTTGGCCTGGATCATGCCAAGGTTGCCGGAGTCAAATGCGCACTGGCCCGGTCCGTCGAAGGTGTAATTTCCGTCCGCCTTGACGCCGAAGGCGTCGGCAGTGGCGTCCGGCGTCTGAAACTCGATCAGGCATCCATCGGCCGCGCTCAGATCGTTGAACTCCTGCGGCGTGGAAGAGCTGTCGCCGAGAGAAACGATTTCACCGAGAAGCTGAATGTCGCCCCCGAAACCGCAAGTAATGACGCCTTGGCCGCTCGCGTTATGCTGCAGCATCATGCCGCCCATCGCAAATTTCGCGCCGAAAGCGGCCGACATGACGTCGCCGCTCGGGTTCGACATTTCAAAAGAAGCCGGGCTCGACATAGATCCTATGATCTCTATCTGACGCGGGAAGCTCTGGCCCGGCATCGCGCCTGCGAGCGCGCACCCATCAGAATGGGTGTTGCCGGAAAGCTGAATCATAATCGAGCCGCCCGGCTGAAGCTGGTAATTCGTCTTGAGCTGCCCGTAGAGAAAATTGCAAGTGTTGCAGGCGTTGCTCGGCGAAGTGCCGCAACCGACAGCGTCAGTGCCCGCGGCACCCGCTGATCCGTGCAGGTAGAACGTCGTCGGCGCCGTGATAGGTGTTTGCGCCAGCGCAGGAGAAGCAAGCAGAAGCGCGACCAGAAGTGCTATTTTTTTCACGAAAGTTCCTTTCATTCGGTGCAGATAAGATCCACGTTAACGTCCGTCAAGATGCCGGTATTTGTGTTGAAAGCGTTGATGCGCACATTGCCGGCCGCGCGAGAAACGATCGCAACGCCACCCGACACATTACTCTGTGATACGACAGCGCGGAAATTCGCATCCGCGAACGCCGTCGGAAAATTCACGGTGTAATCCCCAGTTCCATTCTTGACGACGGTCGCATTGAAGCCTGCTGTCAACAGTCCCGCCAAACCGTTAATGAAAGCGCTCGCCTTGATGGCGTTTATCTGTTGCCCGCTTTGGAAGTACGCAGTGAAATTCGCGCTGCCAGCACCCTTGTCCGTTCCCGTCGTAAGAAAAGCATACGTGCCGCCGGTCGGCCCCACGCAGAACTGATCCGCACCGTTCGTCGCGATACACACAGTCTTGGCGGCAGGCGAATGAATACCGGCGCTTGGTGGAATCGCAGCGTTGACGGCAAAGCTATAGGATCCGCTCAGAACCTGCGTGCCCGTCCACGTCGTACCGTTGTCCAACACAAGATTGCCAGCCGTCCCTGCAACAGGACCGTCCTGCACTGCACCCGTAACATTGCCTAAAAGAAGAGCCGTAGCCGTAAAAGTGTCAGCACCAGTGCCGCCCTCTTCAACCGGCAGCGGCGTCGTCAATCCTGTCAACTGCGTAATGCTGGCGTTGGCGCCGTTCTCCGCCGCACCGCCATTAACGTCGGCAATGATCGAATTGAAATTCGCCATCACCTGCGTGGCGTCCGCCGTTTCGCCATTCGTCAACGTAAAAGGCAGGGATCCTATGATGCTCATAACGTCGGTGCTCCAAAGCACGCTTGATACGCCTGCTTGAGCAGCAAACGGTAGCGACCGACGGCGGGCGGCACCGCCTCACGCACCATGCGACCCTGGTCCCAGAATTGCTGCACGCCACGCAATTGCGGCGCGATCCACGACGCATTCGGATAAATCACCGCCGGGCCACCGATACGATGACGCTTGCCGTTCTGCCAATATTCTTCGACGCCGTTCGCATGCACTATCGCGGGACCGCTGTCACGGTGCACCGCACCATCGCGATACCACCACTTCGAACCGTCGGCGTAAATCACCGCCGGCTGGTCGTCGATCGAGTGCAGCTTCTTGCCGATCTGGCGAAAGACGTGCCCTTCCTTCGTCGTGTGCGTCGTCAGCTCGGTCATTGGATGCGCACCGCGGTAATCGTGCTGTCCTTCTGATTACCGCTCTGGTTCCACTTGATGATTCCGTTCGTGTGGGTCAGGTCGATGACCGATATGCGCAGATTTCCCAGCGGCGTCGACGTCGTCACTCCTGAGAGCGACATTACCGGACCGATGTTCTGCGTCGGCGCCAGATCGGCTTCCCCGGACGCAAAAACGTTGGTGCCGTCCCAGAGCTTCGCCTGGAATCTGTCGCCGCCCGTCGGCCCTAGCAGCGTCAAGGTCCCCATAACTTGCCATAGACCTGCCGTCGTCGACGCACTGGGAATGCTCGGCCCGTCGAAGAACGTGCTCGTATTGCTCAGCGTCACATCGCTCGTCAACGACACCGACAGCGCCGTCAGCGCCACCGCCTGCGTGATCGAACCCGAGCCGTTCGTCGTCGATACGGCATAGCCGGGCGTCAACGTCGCCAGCACCGGCGAGTTGCCCGTGCGGCCGATCGGAATCTGCCCGTTCGCCGCAGCAGCAAGACCGGCGACGGTTCCCGTCTGGCTATAGAAAGCAAGGCCGTTCTGCGTACTCGTATCGAGGATGGCAAAAACACCGAGATTGCCGGCCGAGGTCGTCGTGTTGCTGACATCCAACAGATTGTTCGACGCCTGCAGAAAAACCGTCGAAGACGGGTAGCCTTGCGAGGACAATCCAAGATTTACCCGCGACGACGTCGCGCTCAACACATCCGCCAAATTGTTCGCTGGATTGAGCGGCGTGTAGCCGAGCGCGGTCTTTACCTGCGCCGACGTCAGCAGCGCTAGGAGAAGGGGGGGAGTGCACTGCTTCGTCGCAAAGCTTGCGCCGCTGCCCTCAATGCAGGGAATGATGTCGTTGTTGGTCGGCGCGCCACCGGGCGCGGCCAAGACGAAATTGGTGAACGTCTCGCTCTGCGCCCAGACGGGAATGTCGATCGCCGCCGGCAGAAGCGCGGCCAACGCCAGAAGAGACAAAAAAATGCGTTTCACGGATCGCTCAGCAAAATCGTCACTCCATCATCGCCCGTCAAGATCACCCCTATGTCAGACAATAGCACAGATTCGGCGGCGGGCGGCACTGCCTGCGGCTGCACCGAGGGGTACTGCGTCAAATACCCCAAGCGCGCGAACTCCATATTCAGATTGGAGACGATCGTCCCCAGCGCCGAATTGCCCGTGATGGCGATCGTCATCTGCTTGAAGACGAGAGAGTGGCGCCAGATCAGCGGCTGCTGAAAGAAAAACGTGCCGGGTCCGCCCCAAGGTGCCCCACCCCACAAAAAAGCGTCCCACACCGTATCGGCCTCGGACGGCCCCGTCAACGTCACCTCGTCCAGCAAATTCCCATGCTCGTCCTGCGCGAGGATCGTCCACGTCTCGTTACGACTGATCGCGGCCGACAACGTCGCCATCGTCAGCGCGTTCATCACCATCTCGTCGTTGTCCGGCAGCAATGTCGTCTGGTAGACCCACGTCAACGCCGTGCCGTTCTCGACGTAGGTATCGTTGATCGTCGGCGTCGCCCGGCTCGAGAAAATCTGCGCGTTGACACCCTGCAAAATGACCGTGAAGCCGTTGTTCGACCCTTGAAACGCTGCAATGAGCGCCGCGGCGGAAGTGTGCGGCCCTGTCCAACCTTTGACCTTGAAGTCGAACCACCACTCCTGATGCGCCTGCGTCGCCAGCGCGCCGTTCTGCACGGATATCCGTAGCACGTTCTGATTATAGGCCGCGCACATGCGCGAAGGCGCTATCGCGTTCAGAAAAGGCGCGCACACTCCCTCTCCGTCGGCGCCAATCGGCTCCGAAATATTGCCGCTAAAATTCAGAATGCGCAGGCCGTCGGGCGCGATGAAGGCCATACCCATGGCAGTGTTGCAGATAGTATTAGGTGCGAGCGTACCAATTCCGATACCTATCTGATTGACTTGCAAATTGGCGAAGGCGGAGTCGCCTGTGATCTGCTGCATCGTCGTATCGCCCTGGAAGGCGATGAGCGCCTGTAAAAGCCCGCCCAGCGTCTGCTCCAACGGCAAGCCGGCAAGCGCCGTGACGGGCAGCCCGTTCTGAAATTCGAGCGCCTGCGTCGCGAAAGTAATCTGGCAAGGCGTACCGCTATCGCTGAACTGGACGCCCGCGAGAACCGCAAAATACGCGCGGCCGAAGAACTCCGCCACCGCCAGTGGCACGGCGACCAGCGGATTGGTGTTGGTGTTACCTGCGCCCCAAAGCGGCGCGGCCGGCGTGCCGCCCGTCACCGTCAGCGCGACACCGCCAGCACCCGCCGTCGCCGCCTGGCTCAACGTCAGACTCGTGCCGCCAGTGAAATTGAGGCCGATACCGGAGCCACCAGTAAGCCCCGACGGCGTCTGACGGTCGAGAACGACGGACGCTCCCCCGCCGGGCAAGGACTGGACAAATCCGATAAAGACGCCGCCGACGAAGACCTGCGATCCCACAACGACGCCGGTCAAAGAACCAATGCCCGTGATCGTATTCGTGCCGTTGAAGGTCCCTGTCGTGTTAAGGTCAAGCGCGCTGGCGTCGATCGCTTTAATGGTCGTGTTCGCCAGGATCCCAGCTCCGGCGATCAACATCCCCACCTGCCAGCCGTTCTCGATGACGTTCGCCGAGAGCGCGCTGACGGTCGTCGTCGAGTTCGTCGTACCGGTAACGGTCGCATCGCTGAAGCTCGAGATATCCAACCAGCCGAAAAAATCGCCCGTCGTCGCACCGGCGAAACCCGGATGCGTAAAAAGAACGCGCGAAGCGACGATCGCCGCCGTCGGCGGGGTCCAATCGCCGCTCGTCGGCGGCGTCGTCGGCAGCGACGCGACGCCGCCGGGGATCGTCACCGGATTGAATGCGCTCGTCAGCACATTGTAGGAGAAGGGCACGTCCTTGCCGGCGAACGGACCGCCCGTCTCGGCGATCATCCCATAAAGAATCGGCCCCACTTGCTCGATGCAGTTTATCTCTGCCGGCGCACTAAAACCGGGGAAGGTTGTCAACTGCACCGCCGCCGGCCGCGGCACGAACGCGCCGGGCGTCGTCGAGGACGGAATCAGGTTGGAGAGCGCCGTCATAGCGCCGGGGAACGCGTTCGTCCCATCGATGCTGTCGGATACGCCCTTCGGGCGCCATTTGACGGGGCGAGAATTGCGCAATGGCACTAGAAGCCGACCTTCTTCGTGTTCGGCAGGCTATTGAAAGGTCGCGAGAAGCGCCGTCGATCTAAAGTCACACGCTTCGCGCGGTCGCCACTATCGTCCTTTTGCTTCAGATACTTGCGCAAAATAGCTTGTGCGCCAGGATTGTCTGGATCTCCATCGCCGAGAAAAGTCTGCGCCCGCTGGTCGTCCGCCTCCTCCATCAGCATGCCAGCCAACTGCTTCAGCAGGTAGCGCTGGTTCGGAAACCAGGGAATCACGGGCGACTGCTCGGGCGGCAAAATGCCGGGACTGAAGCCGTTCACCGTGAGCCCGCCGGAACCGATGTCCGGCATCTGCTGGTAGTAGCGCACCATCACGGGGAACGCACCGGACGCGCCGGGCCACACCACGGCCACCGGCGGCTTCTGGCTGACGTCGGTCGCGAAGAGATAGGGGTACGCCTGGTTGCCCGCCTGCTGCACCATCCAATCGAACTCGGAGAGGTCGCAGGGGATCATGGGGTAGGGCACCCCCTGATTGAACCACATGACCTCGTCCTTGACGCAGCGCAAGAAAGTCGCGGGTAGCGGATAGGGACCGCTGCCGGCGGTGATGTTCGGGAAATTCGGATTAGCGACGAGCCCGACATTGAAGACGAAGTTGAACGTCCCCTTCGTCAGATCCAAATCGTAGGTCTGGTTCAGATCCGACAGGATCGCGTTAAGGTATTGCCCGCCTTGGCTAGTCCAGCCGGGGACGTGGGCCGTAGCGCAGGCGCGAGCGACGATCTGCGCTGAGCTGAGCGGCACCGCGCCTCACTTCAGACCGGCCGCGACGATCTCCCTGCAGCGCGCGATCTCGTCCTTCGCCTTTGCGATGAGCGCAGCGCGGCGATCCATCACGGTCTTCGAATTGCCGTGCGCCACCGTGCGCTCTTCCTTGGCCTTCGCCATCTCGGCCTTGAGCTTCTCGACGCCGTCCTTCACGCGGCCGTAGTTGGCCTTCACTGCGCCCTTCAGCTCGATCACCGGCCCGCGCTTCCTCGGATCGTTCGCCGCCGCCTCCTCGATGCCGGACAGCGCCTTGGTGCCGGCCTCGGCCTGCTCCTGCCGCTTTGCCTGCGCCGCCTCGTACTCGCGGTCGATGCGCGCCAGATCCTCGGCGTGCTGCGCCTGCTCCTTCTCGAGGCCGTCGAGCTCGCGCTCCAATTCCTCGATCTTGTAGTGCGCCCGCTGCCGGTCGCCGGCCGCGGTCATCTTGTCGAGCATCAAGTTCAGGTCGCGCAGGCTGCCATCCGAGGGCGAATACGTCTCCATCGCGCACACCCGCCCGGCGCCCAAGTCGAACGTCAGCGAATAGCGCAGAATGGGAATCTGCGTTGTGGGCGATTCCTTCGGCTTCAGTGCGGTGACGTCGGCGGTCATGCGATCCCCTGCACGCGCTCGTCACGACGCGGATCGATAATCCGGTGGCGCCGGTAGGCGTTCTCGTCGTGGTTCCCCTTGAGGCCGGCGTCGTGCTGCCAAGAGCGTTGCATCTGCTCCCAAAGCACCGCCGCTACCTGCCGCCTCACGCGCACCGTCGTACCATGGAAGAAATTCTCCCCGTCGAGGCAAATCGAAGGCGCCACGAGATGCTTCGATTTGCCGACACAGACCGCCGGTGCCAGATCGATATAGACGTCGACGAGGTCCCCCTTGGCCGCGCCCCGCTTCGCCGCCAGCCTCGCCTCGCGCTCCAGCTCCTGCGTCGCCTTCGCGAGCAGTTCTTTTCGCGCCTGCTCGCGCTGCTTCTTCTTGAGCGCGGCCTGCGCCTCCGCCTGAATCTCGGCGACGTCCTCGGGCTCAAGGATGCCCTCGTATTCCGGCGGCACCGCTGGAGCTTCGGCATCGTGCTTCACCGGCGTCGCCCGCAGGACGGGCGCCGACGGCGCCTTCATCTTCTGCTGCTCGGCGTAGACCACGGACAGGCCCCAAGGCTTGCCGGGCGTGCCGCTGAAGAAACCTTCGGCGTTGATCTCCTCGACGATCTGCTTGACCGCAATCCCCTCAACCAACCGGCGCCGGATATAGTCGGCGCGATATTCTCCGGTGAGGAGCTTGACCTTCTCAAAGCCTGCCATGCGTGCCTCTCAGAAATTGAACTGCGACAATAGCACAGAGCGCGTCAGGTGTGAACCCAGTCAACGGTAGCGGCGGCGGCCTTCGACACCAGAATGGGCCAGCCGCTCGCCGGCCCTACAGCGACAATGTCGCCCGGCTGCGTGATGAGCGCGCCGCGGCCGGGGATGTAGAGAATCCCATTGTGGCTCCAGGCACCGGGCATCAAATAGCCGGAGCCGATCGGCGAGTTAGGATTGCCGGCGTCGCCTTTGAGGAGAGCGATCAACGTCGCGATGTCGGCGTCGGCCATCGCGCCGCTGACGACCATGCCGGTGAGGGTGGTCTGTCCGGTCGTTCCTATGCTGTTTGTTGCCACCTATTGGCCTCCCGTTTCGAGCGCCTGCAGCCGGGCGAGGATGGCGGCGACGTTCGCCTGATTCGATATGTCGGTCCCCATCGCCGTGCATGCCGTCGTGATCTGCGCGCCCGTCGGCGTCGAGCCGCCGAGGACGAGCTGCGTGCCGGTGAACTGAAGCGTCGGACCATTCGGATTGATGCCGGCCGGACCCTGCCCGTCGCCGTCGTGGCTGATGCTGCAGGTGTAGGTGAGGCGCAGGCTCATTCAAAGTTTCCTTTTTTCACACACGTAGAAAACCTTTAACCAAAATTGTTATTGACTTTCTCCTTATACAGCGGCAAAGTCCCTTTGTTCAGGAGTAACTACACCGCCGCACAAGGAGTCCTCAAACGTGAACAAAGAATGTCGTGCTTGCCACGTTGTCAAGCCTGCCAACGAATTTTACGGCAATACCCAAAAGAAAGACGGACTTTCGAGCTACTGCAAAGAGTGCACTTTGGCGAAAATGAAAGCCGCCTACGTCAAACGCCCGGCAAAACCTCGTCCGCCGGAAGGCATGAAAAAATGTACGCACTGCAAAGAAGTCCTCCCCGTGGAGCAGTTTAGCAGCAATCGCCGCAACAAGGACGGGTTGAGCTACAACTGCCGCAAGTGCGACGTCATTATTCAGACTGAATGGCGCCGGCAGCATCCCGAGTATCATCGCGAAAATTCTCGCGCCTACTACCACAAGAACGAGGAAAACAAACAGCGCCACTACGAAAATTCTGTACGTCATCGCATCGGAAACCATGTCGCGCACGGCACATACGCTCGCCTTTTCGCGGAGCAGCAAGGGAAATGCGCAATCTGCTCCGCCACCAAATCGGGCGTCACTAGAGCTTCGCGCTTTCACATCGATCACTGTCACACCACCGGAAAAGTTCGCGGGCTCCTCTGCGCGCACTGCAATCGACTCCTAGGGTCGGCGTACGACAAAGTAGAAATCCTCGAGTCGGCGATCCGCTATCTTCGAAAAGCGCAGGAAGGTGGGGGCTAAACGCCCCCACTATCCAAGTACTTAGGTGAAGGTAGCGCTGAACGCGGACGACGATTCGATGCGCGCCATGAATTGGACATTTAACAAAATCGTAGAATAAAATACCTTGAACCCAATTCTACGACTCTGGTTCAGCGGGTCCGACTTGTCCGCCTTGTCCAGCCACGTCATCTTGACGTCGTCGAGCTTCACCTGCCCGTAAGCGCCGCGCCCGATGATGAAAGTCGGATAAACCGTAACGCCGACGGCCGGCGTCGCCGGCGGCACCTGCGCCACGCCGATGCCGGTCAGAACGACCGTCTGCCCCGGTGCCAATTGCGTCGCCTGGCCCGCGAGCGGTCCCTGGACGGGACCGGCGGCCGAAAGGCCGAGATTGACCGGCGACGCCGTCGTGCCGAGATAGATACTGAAGGTGAAGCCCGAGAGCGCCGGCAGCACCACGGCGATCGAACCGTTGGGGCCGGTGACGCTGATCGCGTTCGACACCGCATAAATGCGGCTCTCGTACTGATTCTGGTTGTCCGACGCCGTGACGATGATCTGATAGCCGGCGTTCGTCGCAAGGCTCCCGGCGGTGCCGGCCGTGCCCTGGATCGCCGCGACGCCGACGAAGGACGGCACCATGTTCGATTCGCAGAAGCGCATACCGCGCCACTCGCCGGCTTCCGCGTTGTAGAGCCGGTTGATGTCCGAATACGACCAGGCGGTAACGACGGTCGAATTTTCGGAGAAGTCGCCCAGAACGTTCGGATTGGCGATCGCCACGTAGTGCGGCATGGTGCGCGGCGCTTCGGACGCGCGGCGCTGGAAGCCGCCGGCCTCGGCGTCGATCCGCGTGTCCGTCTGCTCGTCGCCCAGGAAGCGGGGCGCACCGATGTCCTTAAGCGCGACGACAGTGCGGTTGACGGTGTGCGGATCGAGCACGTCGGTCGACGCGAGGGAGGCGCGAGAACCTTTGGAATTGACGTAATTGACCTGCGTGCCGGCCATCAGCGCGTTGTAGGTGTTGCGCTCGAAGAGCTCAGCAATCTCGAGGCCGATCAAGAAATTCGCCTGCTTCATCAGCGGATGCTTGATCGTCAGCTCGGCGACGTCGGTGATGATGACCTGATCGCCCCATTGCTGCACCGTCGCCGTCACCTGCGCGATGGTCAACGAGGCGCCGACGGGCGGTACATCTTCGGAAAGGGGAGCGAAGGGGAGCGGGAGGCGGTTGAACCGCGTCGCCGTATATTGCAGCCCTCGACCCTTCGGAAGAGTGAGGGGATCGCCGAACTGGTAGGCTACCAACTGGCGCCGCGCCAGCGGCAGCACCTCGTCCGCGATGTACGCCTCTATGTCGGCGGTAAACTGCCCTTGGACGTTGGTCGCGAAAGCGACGTTGGGCGAATGATAAACGCCCCATTCATCGACGCGGCTCGAAAACCCATTCGAGGGACCGCGCGAAATCCCAAACTGCGCAACCGGACCAATATTCATTCACGTCCTCCGTAAGAGACGGAGGGCGCGGCCCG